ATTTATTATAAATAATTAAAACATATTAGAAGGAACATACAACTATGGATATTTTAACACTTGGTAAAATGAACCAAATGGCTAAGGATTTAGACCAAACAATGGAGTATCTAGCCAACACTACTTTCGAAACGTTAAAAGACGTTTGTGAGGTGCAGACAGAGGTTTTGGCCACTCAGACTGGACAAGTTACTTGTTTGCAAGATGAGGTTGATATAGGTATCGACGCACTTGCTGCTGCAGGTGGTGGATCGAAACCATTTAAAGAATTTATGATTTTAAACAACAACCATTGGTCTGTTACTAATGGTGGTTGTTGTTTATTATGGACAGCCCCTGAGGGAATCAAGTCTATTAAATTCGAAGTTCTAGGTGGCGGCGGTCCAGGTGGATCATCTGGTTATGACTACGATATTCCTTCTGGTGGTTGGGGTGGTAACTATGCAGCTAGGACGTTAGAGGAAGGCGTTGATTTTACTGCTGGTACTTCTAATTTTACTTTATGTGCTGGTGGTACTTCAGAATGTTCATGCTGTGGGCATTGTCAACCATGTAGAACAGGTTGTACTTCATGGGTAACTGGTAATGGACTATCAAACTTCTGTGCGACCGGAGGAGAAGGTGGTTTTACAGCTTGGGATAAAAAATCAAGTTGTTACGACTGTAGTATTGGTGCGCAATGTGTTGTTGGCGACCAAGTATCAGGTGGTTGGGGACAATGCCAATCATGTACTCCAGGTTTCTTCGGTGCAGACTACGGTTTCACAGGAACTACAGGAATGATTCAAAAGGGTTACAGTTGCTGTAATGAAATTAGTGGAACTAGAGGTGGACCGACAGGACCATTCTCCGGATCTCAATCGAACGGTAGGGATACAAACGAATGTACCACTACTGGTATGGGTTGTTGTCGTGGTCATTCTTACTTCCCTGGCGGTGGTGGTGCTGGTGGTGGTTATGACGGTGGTTCTGGTTGTTGGGGTGGCTTTGGTGCTGGTGGACTTGTTAAAGTTTCATACCAATAATATATTAGGAGAATAGAAATGGCAAATATTACAAAAACGGTTACATATAAAATTCCTAATGAGAGATACGGTACAGACGACTCTATGGGTAAAGAATCTACGCAGGAATATAACGGTCCTGCTAGTCTAATGTTATTCATGGACAAAGAAACAAACATGGTTAAGGAAGTGCAGGACATGGCAGACTTATGCGGTCAACCAACTCCACTTGATTTTTACGAATTAGTTTTGGATTGCGAAGAATCTGACGAAAATTGCATCCGTTGCGGTTTAATCGGACCAACTGACGAAGACGGGGCAACTGCTTTCGGTTTCATTAAAGTGTATGAAGTAGCAGTTGGACCAGCATCGGCAAGAAATAACACGGTATTTGATACTACTTATCCTAGTGAAGTGTATGATCAAAACTCAGTTACACATGGTTATAACCCAGACACAGGTTGGGGTGCATTATCATACGAAACAGGTTTGCCTGGTGATGATATTGACGGTAATGTATATGGTCGTAGTAATTGGGACATTGAGTTTATTAGATCTGCAAGGAACGACCAATTAGAAGCCTCTGATGCATCTACTTCGGAAGATATGCCAGCAGCATTAAAACAAGGTTGGGTCGATTATAGAGCAAACTTAAGAAATTTACCAGACGATTGGGCAGGAGTTCCTGTAGATTTAATCGTTTTTCCTAAGGCTCCAGGAGAACCCGTAAACGACGCACTTGATGAAGAGGCCTCTGCGCACATTAAGGTAATCAAAATAGCAGAACGAACTGCAAAGGACAAAGAAGTTGTTGCTCAACTACCGTCTGGTGTAGAGTAAATTAATTATTAATAGGATATAAAAAATGGATATTTTAACACTTGGTAAAATGAACCAAATGGCAAAGGACGTGGATGCCACGTTGGAATACCTTGCCAATACTACTTTCGAAACTTTACGTGACGTGTGTACTGTACAATCTGAAATTGAAGCTGTACAGACTGGACAAGTTACTTGTTTAGAAGACACTACTCAAACCGGAATTGATGCTCTAGCAGCCGCCGGTGGTGGTTCTATTGGTACTCACGACTTTCAAATACAAAACGACAACCATTGGAGTGTTACTAACGGCGGTTGTTGCTTAAACTGGACTGTTCCAGAAAACGTTAAGAGTATTAAATTCGAAGTTCTAGGTGGTGGTGGTCCAGGTGGATCATCTGGTGGTGACTATGAAATTACTGTTGGTGGACAAGGTGGTGGTTACAGTTCTAAAACGATATATGAAGAAAATGGTGATTTTACTCCAGGTTCTTCTTCTTATACGTTATGTGCAGCTGGTACTTCACAATGTTCATGCTGTTGTCATTGTTGTATGGCAACAAGACAAGGTTGTACTTCATGGGTAACTGGTAATGGACTATCAAACTTCTGTGCTGTGGGTGGTCTAGGTGGAACGACTCCTTGGGATAAGATGAGTAATTGTTACGACTGTCATATGAGTACGCAATGTTGTGCTTCTAACTACGACAGCAGTTGGGGTACACAAACTATAAACACCCAATCTTATGGTGCTGACGTTTGCTTCAAAGGAAGTTCTGGTTCTTATACTAGAAAATACGATTGTTGTTCAGACGTTTATGGATACTCTGGTGGACCGAGTGGACCGTTTTCTGTATCTGGTGCACCAAACGGTGGACATGCTTGTACTCAATGTAGTGGTTGTCGAGGTGGACATTCAATATTCCCAGGTGGTGGTGGACAAGGTCATGCGACTGCGTCAGGTTCTGCTTGTTGGGGTGGATTCGGTGCAGGTGGATTAGTTAAAGTAACGTATTCTTAATAGGAGAACAATGATGAGAACAATAACATATAAAATGCCTAATGAGAGATACGGAACTGACGATTCTATGGGCAAAACGTCAACTTGTGAATTCAACGGACCTGATAAATTAGTATGTTGGGTTATTAACAACGAAGATGATACTAGGGTTGTAGATTCATTCCCAGAGAATGAAGTTCCCGCTAGACCAACTCCGTTAAACTACACTGTAGTTGAAATAGATTCAACGAAGTCTGACGAAAACGCACTTTTAGTTGGTCTTTTATGGGGTGGAATTGGAGAAATGAGACATCTAGAAGTTAATAACGGTGTTGACGCTATTCCTAATAAAGTTATCGCAGATCCTACTGATATCAGAGAGATTTTTGATAAACCTGCAGCTATGTACGGTTACGATTTAAACACAGAAACATGGGCACCATTAGTATATTGTACTGGTGACACACTAGATAGAACAGACGAGTCTGTACGTGGTATTAGAGATGGATTATTATTCCCTACTGATAGCAAAATCGCAGATGACATGCCAGCAGCATTAAAACAAGAATGGTTAGATTTTAGATCAACTCTACGTGAGTTACCTACTCTTACTGCAGATATTCCAAACAATTTGATTGGTTATCCAACAGCACCTGATGAGCCAGATCCTTTAGATTTATTGGAAAACTTTGTTTCTATTGCTGATAGAACTGCGGCAGATCAGGACGCTATCGATAGTCAACTTCCAGATAATATAACATAAAGAATTATATTAATACAAACCCCCTTAATTGGGGGTTTTTATGGCTTATAAATAATTTTACAAAAAGGTTGACTTTTACATAAAAGTAGGGTATAATTACTCTATTATGATTATATTATTTACAGGTGAGGTGAAAAATGAGCAATCGCTCTAAGGCGTTTTTTATAAACGGTGGTGCAGGTCGTGTACTATGTTCAATTCCAGCATTGGAAAAATATGCTGAAGAATCTGGTGATGAAGATTTTGTTATCGTATGTGAAGCTGGTATGGATTTCTATAGAGGTCATCCTGAACTTCACAAACGGGCATACGAATCTTGGCACAAAGGTCTATTTGAAAATCACTTAAAAGACAAAGATATTATATCTCCGGAACCATACCGCGTCAATGAATATATGAATCAAAATTGCGATTTGGCTCAGGCTTTTGATATTCAAATAAATGAATTGGACGGACCTAGAGAATTGAAAGATCCAATTATCAAGTTGAATAAGACAGAAACGATTCAAGGATATCAAACTATTCAAGAAATGAAGTCTAATATTGGTAAGAATAAGATATTAGTCGTCCAACCTTTTGGTAGATCTATTGCAAAACAAGGTGAGTTTTTAGTAGATCAATCTAGTCGTTCGTTCGAACTACAAAATATTATTAATATTATTGAGAAATTACGTGAAGAATATTTAGTAGTGGTAATGACGGAACATGCTATGTCTTTTTCAACAAACGAAGACCACCCAATAGCAGTTCCTCAAATACAAGATATGAGAATATGGGCATCGGTTATTAATTCTGCTGATCATTTCTTAGGGTGCGACTCAGTTGGACAACATATCGCAAAGGCATTAGGTAAAACAGCAACAGTCGTTACTGGTGCAACTTTCCCTGAGAATATCAGTTATCCTGATTGGGAAGACTTTGATATTATCGATATTGGAAAAGGTAAACGAGTTTATAGTCCTATTAGAATTAGTATGGACGACGAACGCGATAGAGCAAATGACGAAGTTATGATGATGACAGAAGAACAAGAACAAATAGTTGTTGATTCGGTTAAGTCGTTTATGGGTGAGTCTGAAAAATTTGAAGGAACTTATACCCCGCCTATACAAAATGGTGGTTGTGGAACTATTCCAGCAGTTGGTGACATGCCGGAGTATAAGTTCAACACAAAGAACCTTTTAGATGCAATATAAAAAAACTGGTTATATACTTGGTTTAAATATTGGACATAATGGTGGTGTATGTTTATTAAAGGATGGAGAGGTAGTATTTGCTATTGAAGAAGAACGACTATCTAAAGTAAAAACAGACAGTGGTCCGTTATTAGGTATGTTAAAAGTTCTAGATTATACAGATAAAGTAGATTATCTTGTAGTAAGTTATGTTTCTAACGAAATAAACAAACTTGAATATACAGGAGAACCAATTTATCAAGCAATTGCTAGAAAATTAGGACTGATTGAGACTCCAAAATTTCACGAAGTTGGTTCTATATCAACGCAGTATATAGAAATGTTAGATAACCATCACGAATTACACGCTATGATTGCTTTTCATAATTCGGGGTTCGACGCTGCTACCGCAGTCGTTGTAGATAGTGCAGGAAGCAGTATTCCGTTCTTAGATAAAGGCGTTTACACAAACGCTCATGAAATTGAAAGTATTTTTTTATGCGAACGTGGAGATATATCACCATTATTTAAAAAATATGGGACTTCTGATTTGCAATTGAGCAGTGGATATTCTAAATATTATCAAGACGGTAATAACAATATCCATGAATTGATCATAGACCACGCCGCAGGAATCGGAAAGTCTTTTGACGCAGTTGGAAATTATTGTGGTTTTGGTTTGTCTGAAGCAGGCAAGACTATGGGACTTTCTGCTTTTGGTAAACCAAACGATAATATCCCTAATATTTTTAAGCATGATGGAGTTTGGTCTAGCACAAATAAAGATTTAATAACACCACAATACCCATTTCCAGTAAGGGTTAATGACACTAAATTTGAATCGTTAATACAACCATTCGATATAGAAGGCGTAGACATAACATTAGAACAAAACAGAAGAGACTTGGCATATTCTGTTCAGAAAGAAACACAACAAGAAGTATTAAAATTAATCATAAAGTCGACAGAAATGACTGGGCAAAACAATGTGGTATTGAGTGGTGGGTATGCACTAAATTGTGTTTCTAATTATTTTTATTTGGAAGAGTTGAAAAAATTAAACATTAACCTTTATGTTGAGCCTAATTCTTCGGACGCAGGAACAGCAATGGGTGCAGCGTTAAAACATTATTACAATATTACAAACGAACCAAAAACTACCATTAGAAATGATAATTTATTTTTAGGTATAGACTATAATTATTCATACAAAGACCTAGAGTCTACAGTGAAAAAATATAACGGAAGTATAACAAAGGTAAATGTAAAGGAAGTATCAACTTTAATTTCCAAAAAGAATATAGTAGCAATTTATCAAGGTCGTTCTGAAAATGGACCAAGAGCATTAGGACATCGTTCAATTTTATTCGACCCAACTTCTATTAACGGTAAAGATATAGTAAATAAAGTCAAAGGTAGAGAATACTTCAGACCGTTCGCATCATCAGTATTAGAAGAATATGCGCATGAGTGGTTTGATATGAGAGGACTAAAAGAGTCACCAAATATGATGTATGCGATGGATTGTTATAATCCAGAAAAGATTCCATCAGTTATGCATGTGGATAACACGTGTAGAATTCAAACCGTTAATAGAAAACAAAATAAAAATTATTGGAATTTAATTAAAGAATTTTACAACCAAACAAAAGTTCCGATGTTATTCAACACGTCGTTTAATTTGGCAGGAGAACCGTTAGTAGAAACTTTAGAAGATTCTATTGATATGTTAAGTATGTGCGAAATAGAATATTGCTATTATCCAGAATTTCAAAGTTTGGTTAAAATAAGCAATATAAGTAATAGTAATAATGAAGGAGAAATTATAGTATGAGTCAGTGGATTGCGGGTATTGCCCGAGGACATAACGGTGGTGTATGTTTATTAAAGGATGGAGAGGTAGTATTTGCTATTGAAGAAGAACGTTTAAGTAGATACAAATACGACGGAGGTCCATTTGCGTCTATGATGAAGATATTGGATTATACGGATAAATTAGATTATCTTGTAATTTCACATACTCAACCAGATACGAGCAGAGTCGACTATACGGCAGACGACGTTTATTCTGGACTGGCTAGAAAGATGGGACTTATTAGAAGTAGAGATAATCAGGACCAAGTTATAGATTTTCATAAATGGCACCATAAAATGCACGCTTCTTGCGCATTCTATAGATCTGGATTTGATTCTGCCGCAGCTTTGATTGTAGACGGAGCCGGTACAGAAATATTTATGAATATGCCGACGGGTAGTCAATCTACTTGGGAATTAGAAAGTATTTTTAAATGTAGTTACCCAGCGGAGTTTAAAACCATATATAAACATCAAGGTGGTTCTGGTCCATTTACTGCAGGTATCATTGAAGATATGAATAGCGAACGTGAGGCAGAGGAAGGAACGCATGAATTGGTTCTAGACGATACTGCTGGAATTGTGAAAGCATATGAAGCAGTCACTCAGTATTGTGGTTGGTCGCCAATCGAAGCAGGAAAAACTATGGGTCTATTCCCATACGGCAAACCTAATGATAAATTTCCAGATATATACACAGACGAAGGCGGTCTTGCGAAATGGAAATCTACTAATAGGAATATGATCATTCCAACTTATCCAAATGCGGCTATCTTAAACTCAGAAAGGTACTCAGAATTAGAAACTTTAGAAATGCTAGAAGGACAAGACTTAACGTTATTACAAAACCGTAGAGATATGGCATATGCAGTACAGACTGAATCACAACAGATGGTACTAGACTTAATTCGTAAAGCAGTTAAAGATACAGGCGAGAAGAATGTAGTTATATCTGGTGGTTATGGATTAAACTGTGTTGCTAACTATTGGTACTTAGAGCAGTTGAAAGACGAAGACATTAACATATACGTTGAACCAATTTCAAACGATGCCGGAACTGCAATGGGTGCAGCTTTATTAGTACATCATTCTATTAACCAAGATTCTAATAATAAAGGGTTTGCTGAGTCGTTATATCTTGGTCCAGTTATAGAAGAAACTACGGATAAAGTTATTGAGGTTGCTAAGAAGTATGGTGCCACTGCAGTATATGATAATCAAACACCTAAAGATGCTGTTGATTTAATTATGAATGGTAATATTGTTACTTTGTTCCAAGACCGTTGTGAGAATGGTCCAAGAGCATTAGGCAATCGTTCAATTCTTTTTGACCCAAGAACACAAGACGGTAAAGACTATGTGAATAGTGTTAAACACCGTGAATACTTTAGACCATTTGCAGGTTCTATTTTACACGAACACGCACACGAATGGTTTGATATGAGAGGTTTAGAAGAATCTCCTCATATGATGTATGCTATGAATTGTCAACCAGGAATTGAAGAGAAGATTCCAGCAATCATTCACATAGATGGTACTTGTAGAATTCAGACTGTTAAAGAGCATCAGAATCCAGTGTACTATGAAATGATTAAAGAGTTTTATGACCAAACAGGTGTACCAATTCTTTTCAACACATCATTCAACTTAGGTGGCGAACCATTAGTAGAAACTATCGAAGACGCTGTTAGAACGTTGAAAGAAAGTGATATTGAATACTT